AGGATAGCGTTTAGCCGGCGCGGGTCGGCGGCGCCGATCGACGCGCTAGTAGCGCTCGCCGCTGCCCGATGGGGCGCCTTGCACGCACCGGCGACGACCGGCCGACCCGTGATCGCGGGCGGGTAGCGTGTGACTTGACCGTTCCGTCCGATAAGGCTTGGTTCGCTACCAGCCAGGGCGGGACGGTCCTTTAGAACATGCGTTCGGATCGCGTCTAAGGGGTCTAGATGGGCCGTAGCCGGCCGCGACCCCTGTCCCGGCGTCGACGTCCGGCCGACCCGAGTTCGTGCGACACGGCGCCACTGGTGCAGCCGGATGTGCTTGGGAATGTCACCCCGGGTCCGTAGACCGTTAGCACTGTGGAACACCGGACCCGAGCCGACGTGTCGTGCACCGGGGTCGTCGTGGTCTGTCCGTGCGGATTCCGGGAGCTGACCGACGACCGGGCGACCGCCCGGGCGGTGCAGGTCGCGCATGAGGCGACGTTCCGGCCGCGGAAGTCGACGCCGGCATACGCCGCGGCACGCCGGGCGACTGCTCGAGCTAACGCAGTGAGCCGGTAGTGGGCATCTGGGACACCGCGTCGCGGTGGCTCGGGTTCGACGGCGATTACGACCCGCCGGCCGACTGGCACGCACGCACCGGGATCGCTGCCCCGCCGAGCTGGGGCGACGGGTCGCAGCTCGCGCAGCTCTGGTGGTCGGACGTCTTCGGACCCGATGTGCTCACTGACTTCGGATGGGTCGACCGGCAGCGTGCGCTCGGCATCCCGGCACTAAAACGTGCCCGGGACCTGCTGTGCTCGACCATCGGCCGGATGCCGCTAGTGGTGCTGCGCACCGACCAGCAGGTAGACCCGCAACCGAGCTGGACGACCCGCACCGATGGGACCTCGAGCCCGTTCCACCGCATGTGCTGGACGATTGACGACTTGCTGTTTTATGAGGGTTCGCTGTGGCGCGGTGACCGGGACGCGACCGGTCGGGAGTTCCTGACCCTAACCCGGGTCCCGTATTACCGGTGGTCGCTGAACGACGACGGGCAGGCGTTCCTGATTGATGACGCGCCGGTCGACCAAGACAATCTCGTATTTATTCCGGGGTTCGGTGAAGGCATCATCGTGACCTCGCAGGTCGCCATTAAAACGGCGGCCGCACTGTCGGCGCAGGCAGCCGACGCTGCCCGAACCCCGTTCAAGCTCGAGCTGCACCAAACCACCGCCGACGTGCTCACCGACGATGAGATTGCGACCCTGATCCGCCGAGCTCGGGAAGCGCTCGCGTCTAACAGTGGCGTGCTCTACACGAACGCAGCGGTCGAAGCTCGGGTGCACCCGGTCGACGCGCAGCAGCTGCTGATCGACGGTCGTAATGCGTCGGCGGTCGATATGGCGCGGATCGCGTCACTGCCGGCGGCGCTGGTCGACGCGACGACCGCCGGCGCGTCACTGACCTATGAGACGACCGAAGGCAGGAACCAGCAGGCGGTCGATTACGGGCTCGCTGCCTAGATGGCGGCCGGCACCTCGCGGCTGTCGCTAGATGACGTCGTCCCGCGCGGGCAGCGGGTCGCGTTCGCCGCCGGCGATTTTCAAGCGCTCACCGGTAACCCGACCGGACCGCCGGTCGCGGATTGAACAGGAGACTCCCGATGCACGTCACGATGAGTACGCCGGCGTCGGTGCTCGCCGCCGACACGACCGCCCGCACCATGACCGGGGTTGTCGTCCCATACGGGCAGGCAGGCAACACTTCCGCCGGCCGGCTGACGGTGCGCGCCGGCGCGGTCCGGGTCCCGGACAACCTGCGGCAGATCAAGCTGCTGCGGGACCACGACCGGACCCGCCCGGTCGGGTACGCGCTGACCGCGACCGACACGCCCGCCGGTCTAGTCATGAGCTTCCGGGTCGGCGCCACGTCGGACGGCGACCAAGCGTTGCTCGAGGCGACCGAAGGTCTGCGGGATGCGTTCAGTGTCGAGCTGGACGACCTCGAGCTCGACGGGCAGACCGTCACCGCCGCGGCGCTGACCGCGGTCGCGCAGGTCCCGGTGCCCGCCTATCAGGCGGCACGGATCGCGCAGGTCGCCGCCGCACGACCGCCGGCCGACCCGCCGGCCGACCCGACCCCGGCACCGGACCCGGCACCCGACCCCGGTCCGGTGCCGGCCGACGACGACGACGACGACGACGATTCAACCGATGATGAAAGCGAGAACGACATGACTGTCACCGCGACGGATGCCCGGCCGGCCGCCGCGGCAGCTCGACCCCTGCCGACGACCTCGACCACGACCCGACCCCGCGGGGTGACGACCTACCTCGAGGCGGCACGGGTGATCGCCGCGACCGCCCGCGGTGAGCTGACCCCGGCCGAACTACAGGCGGCACTGAACGACGTCACGACCAAGGACACGTCCGCCGGTCCGGCGCTGCCGCCGCAGTGGGTCGGGAATCTGTGGGCCGACGACCCGCTGCCCCGGGTGCACGTCGACGCGATCACCGGACCCCGGCCGCTGACCGGTCTGAAGGTCACCGGGTTCGTCTGGGAGACGGGTCTGCACGTCATGCCGTGGGCCGGTGACAAGGCAGCGATTCCGACGAACATCCCGAAGGCAACCCCGGGTGAGGCGACCGCGAAACGATGGGCCGGCGGTGTCGACGTCGCCCGCGAGTTTGTCGACCTGGGATCACCGGAGATCATCGCCGACCTGCTCGCGACCGCCCGCGACGACTACAACGCGAAAACCGACGCGGACGTGCTGAACGAGCTGACCAGCTTCGGAACCGACGTCGGGATGACGTTCGCGGACGGGCTCGAGGTGGTGTCTGCGGTGCTCGGCGAGTTCCGGGGGAAGGGTCGACTGTCGACCCTGTTCATCGGCGCTAACGTCTGGGCCTCGCTCGCCGGACTGTCCGGGCAGAATCTGCTCACCGGTGCACTGTCGTTCGCCGGCGGCGACATCGGCGGCGTGTCGTTCGTGTACGACGGCGACCTGATGCCTAACACGGCGCTCGGCGTCGACAAGCGGGCAGCCACGTTCTACGAGCGGGGTCCGATCACCGTCGAAGCGCTGAACATCGCGCAGGGCGGGATTGATGAGGCGGTGCACGGATACACGGCGACCCTGATCAATAACCCCGCCTACGTCGTGACCGCGAGTATGGTCCCGCCGGTCGCCGACGCTGCGAGCTCGCGGAAGTCTGCGAGCAAGTAGTGACCCCGGTCGCGTCGACCTCGAGCGTCCCGCCTGACTACGTGTCCGGCGGGGTGCTCGCGGTCGACGTCGCCGACTGGTTGGCGCTGGTGCCGACCGCCGACGACATGGTGCTGCTCGAGGACGTCTGCGCCGCTGTCAACCAGTGGGTCGCGCGCACGCCGTATGTCCGGTCGGGCAGTGTCCAGCTCGACCCGGACCTGCCCGCGGTGGTCTGGCCGGCGGACTCGACGCAGGGTGCCCGGATGCTCGCGGCACGCATGTACCGGCGCCGAAACAGTCCGTCCGGGACGCAGGCGACCTCCGATCTGGTCGTGTACGTGCCGCAACGTGACGCCGACGTCGACCAGCTGCTGCGCACCGGCGGGTATGCCCGGATACAGGTCGGGTGACCCCGTGGCACCTTCCGCGGCTGACATTGTCCGGGCGATGGTGACGGCGCTCGAGGCGGTCGGTATCCGGGCGACCACGGACCAGTCGAAGCTGAACCCGCCGGCGGTGCTGGTCGGCGCGCCGACGATCACGACTAACCGGCTCGCCGGCGTGACGGCGATTGTCGACCTGACCGCGGTCGTCGCCGACACCGGCCGCGGCGACTCACTCGACCAGCTGGCGCCGCTAGTGGCAGCGGTGGTCGCGGTGTGGCCGGCGACGTATGAGTTCCCGGTAGATATCCCATCGGTCGCCGGCGGGAACCCGATGCCCGGCCGCCGGCTCACCTGCCCGATCCGCGCGTACTGAAAGGCGTTCGACATGACTGTGCAGACAACCAAGCTCGGTCCCGGCACCCTGATTTTCACGCTCGCGACGGTGCCGATCGACGCAAGCTGTCAAGTCTCGGCGTGCACCGTGTCGTGGTCGAAGTCGAAGGACGACGACGTGCGCATGCTGTGCGGCGACGTCAAGGCAGGGTCGACCACCTACACCGCGCAGCTCGCGTTCACCGTCGACCAAGACTTGTCCGACGTCGACGGGCTCGTGTTCTGGTCGTGGGAGAACCACGGGCAGCAGGCAACGTTCGAGTTCGTGCCCAACACGGCGGCCGGCGCGACCGTGAACGGTGTCGCGACGGTCGACCCGCTCGACGTCGGCGGCGACACCGGCGGCGCCGACATGACGTCCGATGCGACCTGGGATTGCGTCGGTGAGCCGACCCTGACCGCCGGCGCGATCCTCGAGGACGCCGCCGCATGACGGTCCGTGCGGAAGGTGCCGCCGAGCTCGCTGACGGTCTGCGAGCTGCGGCGGATGGTCTGCGCTCGGGTATGGCCGACGTCAACGCGCAGGTCGCGCACGCGCTCGCCGCGGCGGTGCAGCCACCGATCCTCTCGGGTGCGCTCGCCCGGTCGATTCAACCGACCTGGGATGCGACGACCGCGACGGTCACCGCCGGCGGCGCCGGCATCCGGTACGCCGGCGTGCAGGAACGTCGCTACCGGTACCTGGCGCGTGCGCTCGACCAGACGTCCGGGCAGCTAGTCGACCTGATCGGCGCCGGCGTCGCCGACCAGCTGCGGCCGGTGTCGCATGGCTGACCGACCCCGGCTCGCTAACCCGGTCGTGCACGTCACCATGTCCGATGGTGGCCAATACGACACGGTCACGTCGAACGCCGACATGGTCGCGTTCGACCTGACCCGGGGTCCGCGGAAGTGGCCACTGCCGGCCGAAGCGCCGATGCTCTACCAGACGTTCCTGGCATGGAAAGCGCTGACCCGCGAGTCGCTGATCGACCCGAAAACGCCGTGGGATGCGTTCGTGCGTGACGCCGTGCAGGTGCAGACGACCCGGGACGACGGCGACGGTCCGGTGCCTGACACGGCCGATGTGGACCCTACCCGGCCGGGTCCCGGACCCGGCTGATTGTCGAGCTCGCTGTGGCCACGTCGACGGCGCCGGCGCAGTGGTGGGCCGAACCCGATGAGGTGATCGCGACAGCGCTAGACGTGCTCGCCGAGCAAGCTGACCGGATCGACAAAGCGAACCCGCGTGCCATGCCGGCGCGTCGGATGAATCAGAAGGGGTGACGCCGGATGCCTGACAGCACAGTGCGGGTCAACGTCGTCACCGAGGGCGCCGACAAAGCGGCCGCCGAGCTCGACAAGGTCGCCGGCGCGACCGACCGGGTCGACACGTCCGCGCGTAAAGCGGGTGAAGGTGTCCAGACGCTCGGCGACCATTCCGGCGACACGTCGACGGCGCTGTCGACGTTCGCGCAGGCAGCGAGCGCTATGGGGCTCGACGGGCTCGCGGCCGGTCTGGACACGGCGACCGTCGCACTGGACGCGGTCGAAGGCGCAACGATCCTATGGCGGGTCGCCACTGAGGCAGGGATACTCGCGCAGGCAGCGAGCAAGGCGTCGATACTGCTGTCGACCGCGGCGACCTATGCGTTCGCGTTCGCGTCCGGTGTGGCCAACACGGCGCAGATCATCTGGACGGCGACGACCTATGCGCTCGGGGTCGCTATGCGATTCCTGATGGGACCCATCGGGATCATTATTACCGTGGTCGCGTTGCTCGCCGCCGGGATCATCTGGCTGTGGAATAACAACGAAGGATTCCGCAACGCCGTGACCGCGGCATGGAACGGGATTAAAGCAGCGATCGGCGCGGTCGTGTCATGGTTCACGTCGACCGTGATCCCGATGTTTCAGAATCTGTGGGAGAAGGCGCAGGGTCCGCTAGATTTCCTGCGCAGCACTGCCGGGCAGGTTTTCAACTCGATCAAAGCGGCGATAGACCCGGTCGTCGGCGCCTTTCAGACGCTGGTCGGTTGGGTGCAGTCGGCGGTCGACTGGATTTCTAAAATACATATCCCGGACCTGTCTAGCCTGAACCCGTTTGCGAGCTCGGCGACCGCCGGTGTCGCTGGGCCCGCCGCGGTCGGCACGATCGCCGGGATACCCGCGGTCGGGGTTTACGGTCCGGCATGGCCGGCGCCGACCGTGCCGCCGCTGCTCGGCACCCGGCGCGGCAGATCTGCCGCACCGGCCGGGACGGTCGTGCAGGTGATGGTGCCGCCGACCGCGAACCCGGTCGAAACCGGCCGGCAGATCGTCAACATGATCCGGCACTATGAGTCGGCCGGCTCGAGCGCATGGCGGGCAGGCTGACGTGCCCGCGCACACCGCATACGGGTACGACCTCGAGCTGTCGCTGGGGATCGGCCGGCAGGCTGGTGCCGGTGTCTGGGACGCCGGCACCTGGGACCAGTCGGTGTGGGCGCAGACCGACACGGCGCTCGGCGACTGGGTCGACGTCACCTGCGACGTCGTCGCACCGTTCACGCTCGCCGCCGGCTCGAGCAACGCTGACGGGATCACGCTGCGGTGGGAGGCAGCGTCGACGGCGTTCACGCTCGACGGCGACCAGTGGAATCCGTGGACCGGACCGTATGCGGACCTGCTCGGTCCCGAGCTCGGCGTGCGGTGGCGGTGGCGCCTGACCGGCGACGTCGACTGGTCGCCGCTGTTCTACGGGCGGACGATCGACGGCGGCTGGTCGTGGGACCCGGGCACGGGTCGCGCCG